GGCGGGTCAGGCACAACAGCCAACCTCTTCACCCTCTATCGTTGCTCAAAATTTAGCCCCTAATCCTATGCAGCAAGGTCTAGGCGCAATGATACCCGGAGCAATGGGCGGTCAAGGCATGCCCCCGCAAGGCCAAGCTCCACAACGAGCCCCAATGCCACAGCCCACTATGCAGGCAGCTTCCGGTGGTTTGGCGGGTATGCCGACTCCTGATGAAGACTACGCTGCGGGTGGCATTGTTGCGTTTAATGGGCAAACAGGAAGTGCGGTTAGAGACCCCGAAGCCGTTGCAGCTACAGACGACCCTGTGACTAGGTTATTAGCCGAAGCCGGAGTAGCTGAGCCTGTAGCTACAGACGACACAACTGGGGGTAGCCTAGCTATGCGGGACGAGGCTTTTCAAAACTATTTAGAATCTCGTAGAGAAATTCAAGGCCTTAAAGACGAAGACTTTACATCAGAAGAAGCTAAAAAATACAGGCAAGAGTATTATGACTTTTCCCGAGCAAATGCGGGGCCAGATATTTACGCGCCAGCTAATAAACGACTTACAGAACGAGAAAATGCGCGTAGTAAAACCTCAAGCCAAGGACAAGGTTTGGCTCTATTAGCTGCTGCCGGAGCTATCCTTGAAGGTAATACTTTAGCCCGGGGTGCATCAAAAGCATTCCCTGTATTTGCCAAAGAAATGGGTGAAGTACAACGTGCTGACATAGCTGAGCAGCGCTCTATTGAGCAAATGCAATTTGCTCTGGCCGACGCACAACGCAAAGAACGTATGGGTGATATTCGTGGCGCACAAGCTGCTATGGAGACTGCGCGTAAAGCTAAGTCTGATGCCAATAGGTTCAAATTAAACAAAGCTGTTGCTCTGAGTACTTTGGACTCTAAAGCATTACAGTCTCTACGCCCTGCCGGTAAAGGTGCTGGTGCTGGTGCTGGCCCTAAATATCAAGAACAGATTCTTCAGAACAACATAGATTACTTTAAATCAACGTTAAAACCAAAACCAAACGAAGCCCCTGAAGCGTTCGATGCAAGAGTGCGCAAAATGGCTAGCGACGAAACAGCACGCGCGCTTAAAACTTCGTTCTCTACTAGTGAAATTGCAGGTGTTAATGCTGCAACTAGACTTGCGCCTGTAGAACAGCGCGTTAACGCCGACGTTATAGCAAAGTTGGGAGAATTTAAAGATAACGACAGCTTATACAGAGCAGCCAGACGTGCTAAAAATACAACCGAAATGGAACGTTTGTTAACACTAGAAGAAGCTAGACTACGTAGGCTGTATCAAAATGCAGAACCTGTTAGTGGTGGCGCACCCACCACTACTCCAAAACCAAGCGCCGCGCCTGCCGCCGTACCTAAACCAACTACTACCCCTGCTACTAAAGTAGTATCTATGGCAGACGTTAACGCTACAGTAGCGTCAAGCGGAAGAACTAAACAAGAAGTTATGGACGCACTAAAGGCCAACGGCTACACTATCAAATAAAGAGGTAATCCATGGCCGGTCGTGATTTAAGCGCTGAGTTATTTTCCACACCGGCCCCTTCTTCAACGGGTCGAGACTTAAGTGCGGAGTTATTTGCTGAACCATCGGCTACTGACGAGGTTGCAAACGTAGGCAAGCGTGGCTTACTTCAAGCGGAAAGAACAAGGGCGGATTTAAAGTTTCAGTCTGGGGCAATTACCGCTAAAGAATACGCTGAAAGCATCAGTGATTTAACTCGCCGACAAAAACAAATTAAACCCTCTGGCAATGTGGCTGCGGGGTTGGAGCGCCTGCAAGAAGCTAACGAAACTGGAAGTTTTGGTGATGTAGCCAAAGAGGTTATTAAGCCAAAAAATTGGAAAGCCCTAGCTTCCTTGATTGGTGAATCTGCTGTTGCTACCTTACAAACTGTGCCTGTTATCGTAGGCGCAGGTATTGCTGCGGGCCCTCCCGGTCTTGCAGTTGCCTCCGGTGCAACTTCTTTTGCCACTGAGTTTGGCTCAGCTATTGGTGAACTCTTAGAAAAAAAGAGAGTTGATACTTCAAACGTAGCGGCTGTACAGAAGCTTTTAGAAGACCCTAAGTTTATTTCTGAAGCCCGTGAATACGGTGTAAAGCGAGGCATTCCCGTTGCCGCATTTGATGCACTGTCGGCTGGTTTTGCTGGTAGGTTTATTCGCGCACTTAAAACTGCGGGAACTGGTGTAACGCGCAAAGCAGCAATTAAAGCTGGGGCAAAAGAAGCTGGCGTTCAAGTTGGCTCGGGCATGGCTGGTGAGGCTGGCGGTCAAGCACTAACGGGTGAAAATAAACCCCTAGACGTAATTGTTGAAGGCTTAGCAGACCTACCCGGCGGTCTTGCCGAAGTAGCTACAGGTGCGCGTAATCGTGGCGATAAAGGCGTAAAGGGCAAAGATTTAAGTTCTGAGTTGTTTGGTAAAGAAACTAAAACTACTGCCAAAACTACTGCCAAAACTACTGAGGGTAAAGACTTAAGCTCTGAGTTGTTTGGTGAAAAAGAAACAGCGCCACCACCTCCACCTGCTACGCAGACAACAGCAACAACACCTGAACAAGTACGCGCCGAGCGGATTGCTGCGCTTACTGAAATTAATGTACAACAGGGTATACCCGCAGAAAATGCCGAAGGTATTGCCACACGCAAAGTCGATGCAGAGTTAAAGGCCGAGGCCAAAGCTGCGTCTATTAAAGTACCTGAAGGCCGCGTAGAAGAAATTACACAAGATTTAATTGCCGCTGGTGTTGACCCACAGCAGGCAGTACTTGATGCACAAAGATTAGCCCAAGAGGAGGCACAGGCAGATGAGCTTGCGCAGAACGAGACAAGAGGAGCAGCAAATGTTGTTGAACCTATCAGTGAACCAAGTGGAGAAAGCGTTAGCGTGGCTGAACAGCCCAGTGCAGAGCCCCCCGCCGGAGGAACTACTGAAGTTGAACCAAGTGGAGTGGTACCTGCTGGACAGGATGTTGCAGGAGCTACTGTTGGAGAAACAAGCAAGCAAGCTCCATTAGATAATTTAACATCTGCGTTTGGTAGTACCGGCAGTGCAATGATTGACAACATGTATCAGGGCATGTTCGACGCATATAAAAAGGGTTCTACAAAGTTTGCTGGTAACGAAGATCCAATCCTAATTGCGGCTAAAGAAGACGGTAAAATTTTTACTAACCCAAAAGAAATCCAAGATTACGCAAACGAACCGGGTGTGAAGGAACGCGCTACAGAAATTGCACAGGGTATTCGTGTTAAACGATTACTTGCTGCGGGCAAAACGCCAGAAGAAATACAAACTCAACTTCCAAACGTTAACGTTAGCAAATACGTACAAGCGCCCACTGCAGTAAAAGCAGCCCCTGTAGCCCTTACTAAAGGTCAGCAAAAACTAAGAGATGCGCTTGATGCAAACGGCCGGATTTTTATTGATAGCCGTGATGAAGCTGGTAAGAAAACATACTACGCTAAAGGCGTTGGTTCTACATCATCAGACTTTCAAGTTGAACTACAGTTAACGCCTGAAGAAAAGAAAGCGGCAAGACTAGCGGAAGCTGATATAGAGCTTGCTAGTACCCAAGAAGAACGTGACGTTGGTAAGAAAGCGCTTGAAGACGCGCTACGCCCTGCCGCTGATCGCGCTACCAAACCTGCCAAAGCTAAAACCACAGGGCAATCTGCTGAAAAGAAAGCGGCTAACAAGGCGGCACAACCATCTGCAAAGAAAGCCAAAGCAGCGGAAGCACCACCAGCCGGAGCAGTAAAGGGTAAACGTGGCCCCAAACCTAAACCCGCTGAAGTCAAAGAGCAGATAAAGGTAAGTCGTAACGAACAGACTCGAATCAACAACGATGCCGAGTACAACCGGAAAAAGTTTGTTGCCCAACTTGAGCAGACTCTTACGCCAGAACAGATTGAAGAACTTAGCTTTGAAGAAGCTGAGCAAGCTGAAATTGACGCACGACAGTCTCGGCGCAGTGCGCTTCGTGGTTTGGTAGAACTACAGGATAACCCTAACATTGCTCGTGGCAGCGCTGTGGGCAAACGCATTAGCGCAGCTCTTAAAGACTCTAAGGCTACGGAAGCAGAACTAGCGGACATTCGCCGTGGTATCAAAGCAGCCAAAGATGTTCTTACTGGCCCCAAAGAAGATGTACTTGGCTCAGTTACAGCCCCGGGTGTATCGGGTAAAACAGAATCTAAAGCTAGTAAGTCATCAGATGCTAAGGTAGACAAGCCCAACGCAGCATTTAATACGTTGACCACCGGCTCACAAGCAATTGCACAGATCATCAAGACTGGCAATCTGTTTCAGCGTTTTGTTGCGCAGCGCATCCGCAACTTTATGGTCGGCGTTAAGTTTGTGGTGGTTGAAAAGGGTGACGGAACCCCAGCCAATATTCTTGCGGAGATGGAAGGCGCACGTGGTTTATTTGTTTATACCCCGGGCCAGAAAGAACGTACTGTATACGTGCGTGGTAGTAGCTTCGGAGACCTACAGGGCATAAATAACATAACAGTGCTACACGAATTGCTGCACGCAGCAACGGCTAGTCGTATTGAAGCAGGTCTATTGAAAGGTTTTAGAAACGCTAGTCTTCAGAAGTTTATGCGCGAGATGGACGCCATAATGAAGCGTGCCGACCAAGAGTACAAAGACCTAACATACCTTGAAATGGTTAGCGAAGACCTCAACGACTTGGTTAGCAGAACCTATAACCCTGAAACAGACAGCTACGATATATTTAAGAACCCCCACGAGTTCTTAGCTTATGGCATGTCTAGCCCTGAGTTCCAAAAGTTTTTGATGCGTGTAAAAGGCGTACGCAAAGAGCCAACTCTCTTCTCTACATTTACTAATAGCATCCGTGACTTGTTTGGTATCAAGCAGGGTGACGCTACGGCATTCTCTGATCTGGTCGACATTACTGACAAGATGCTAGGCACAAGGCTGACAGCGGTTGGAATGGGAAGAACTTCGCTCCAGCAAAAGGGCAAGTTTACTCCCCCCGAGTTCAATGAAGAAGCCGACATTAAAGCGCAACGTTCTGCGCTCCAACTTGCTAGAGACGTAAAGATTGCGAAAGAAAAAGTGCGCTTGTCTAATGAGGGCGACGCGGCTAAGAATGTTGAGTTTATGCAGACTATGCGCGACCCCAAAGCGGTGCGCCAAATTTTGGCTAACGTAACTAGCGACCTAGGATATACAAGACTAGAAGCTACTGTGCGCCTGCCCACGTTTGACTTCTTGGCTAAGTGGGCCGCTGATGTGGGTATACCTGCGTTAAACAAAGCTAACACTCAACTGCAACGTATGTTGGGTATGTCTCAACAGTTCTTGGTTGGTGCTGAACGGGTGATTGATTCATTGAATCGTGGGTTTAAAGAAGACCCTAAGCTTAGCCGCAAGCAGTTTGCAGACTTTGTGTACGGCACTACGCTAGCAGAGGTAGATCCATCTGATACCAACACCCGTATACGTAGCAAACAACTTGATGCCGATTACAAAGCACTCGGCTCTGTCGGTCAGCGTATGTACAAGCAGTTGCGGGACTACTATGAGTCAATCATTGAGTTGTACTCCGACATATTAGACGAACAGATAAGCAACATGCAGGGCATGTCTCCTGATGAAAAGAAAAACTTGATGGCTGTCTTGCGCAAGACGTTTGAAGCCGAGTCACGGATTAGGCCTTTCTTCCCGTTGGTGCGCCGTGGTGATTTCTTCCTAGCTATTGGCTCCGGTGACAATCGTCAGTTTTATCTGTTTGAGACCCGCGCAGAACGTAATGAAGCGGCTAAACAAATGGCGGCGGAGCGAGGTAAATCCCTAGCTGAGCTAATAGCCGATAAAGAGTTTGTGCAAGGTAACGACTTGAAAGAGTTACGCGCCGCATCACAGGACGCCAGCACAATGCTCAAGGAAGTCTTTGCGGCAATTGATGCCAAAGACATGGGCTCGCCCGAAGCTAAAGAAGGTTTAAAGGATGCGGTTTACCAAATCTATCTGACCACAATGCCAGAGCAATCATTCCGCAGGCAGTTTACGCATCGTAAGGGTCGGGCTGGTTTTAGCACAGACTTGCAGCGCAACATTGCTACTACTGCTTCTAAGCAATCCATTCAGTTGGCACGCTTGAAGTACGCACCGCAACTTCGCCTCGCGTTATCAGAGGCGCGTGACTCTATTGGTGAACGTGAAGAGTTATCTCCGTTTGTGCAAGAGGCTGAGAAGCGTGTCAACATGGCACTGTCCGGCGCTCATGGCTCATTGAGTGAGTCTGTTGCTGGTGTAGCAAACAAGGCGTCTTACTTCTGGTACTTGTCTTCTGCTGCGTCGGCTTTGATTCAGCCTTCTAGCGTATTCATTTCCGGCTTACCTGTATTGGGTGGTAACTACAATAACGTTACCGGTGCGGCTACCGAGCTTGCAAAGATGGCTACGTTGGTTAATCAATACAGCGTGTTCCGCCCTAATCCAGACGGCACAACTTCTATCTCTGCGCCAAGTATTGCTAACAATAAGTCCCTCCCTGCTGATGAGCGCAAAGCAATCGGTGAGATGACTTCACGTGGTGTATCTGAGTCAACGTACGCCTCTTTGGTGTGGGGCTACAAGAGCATGTCCACCGAACAGTTCGAGGGTGTTGTAGGTAAAGGCAAGCGTCTTGCAAACTTAATGGTCGGCGCTCTGATGCACAACACTGAGCGTCTAAGCCGTGAGGCCGTCTACCTAGCTGCGTATCGGTTGGGTAAAAAGCAAGGGCTTGATTACGATGCTGCTGTTCAAAAAGCAGTTGACTCTACCAACGAAGCCCTTGGTAACTACGACATCACAAACCGCCCACGCTTTATGCAACAGGGTATTGGTAAGATTGCGTTCCAGTTTAAGACATACCCATTGCAAATGTCTTTGCTGCTGCTAACCAACTTTAAGAACATGCTTCCTTACCTCAACAAAGAGGGCAAAAAAGAAGCAGCTACTAAGTTCTTTGGCATGATGGGTACTTCTTTCCTTCTAGCGGGTGCGGCAAACATGGCCCTAATCAATCCCATTTTGGGACTTGCTGGGTGGGCTTGGAGCCAAATGAGCGACGACGAAGACTGGCCTGAAGAACTCAAAGGCATTAATTTTCCAACTTGGGTCTTTGAAGTATTTCTACCTGAGAAATTAGGCGACATTACGCTTGGCGGTGTACCTGTAAGCGATCTTATTACCCAAGGCCCATTTAATGCGCTCACCGGATGGGCGATTGGCTCTCGTATTGGATTGGCTGATCTGTGGGGCCGAGATAGTAAAGAGACTAAGACCTCCCGCGAAAGCGCGATTGCTTTCTTGTTAGATCACTTCGGTGGCCCAACTGCAAGTATGGGCTTAGGTTTTGCCGACGCCTATGATGCTTACGCAATGGGTGACTATCAGAAGATGCTGGATCGTATGTTACCCGCCGTAGCCCGTAACCTTGTAATAGCTAACAGGTATGCAGATGAAGGTATGAAGACTGGTCGCGGTGTTGAGTTAGTCGGCAAAGACGATGTAAAAACAGGTGAGTTAATTGGCCAAGCGATTGGTTTCCGCCCTGACATTCTTGCGTCAACTCAAGGCCCAGCATTTAAGTTGTCTGGTATTGACCAAAAAATTAACAACCAACGCAACTTGTTATTGAACAAACTTGACTTCCAACGCCGTAAAGATACTGACGAAGGGGATAAAAAGTTTGACGACATTATTGATAATGAAGTTGCTAAGTTCAACGACAAATACCCATCCTACAGACTCAACAGAGACACAATTAATGAGTCGCTAAAGAAGCGAGCGGAGCAGCGTGCAAGTTCTCGCGCAGGTGTAAACGTTACAAAACAAAATAAACCAATTATTGAAGAGGTCACAGATACTTTGGAGAATCGTTTAGATAGACGAGCCGAAGAGATGGCGGCTAAACGTAGGGCCGAAAAAAATCCCCAGTGATTAGCCGGGGATCAAGGAGAGTAGCAACCAACTCAGGAAATCTTAGAGTTTATTTTACTTCAAACTCGCCACACGCGCAAGCCTTTAATGCCCTCTTCTATAACTATTTTCGTAACAGTAGCCATTTTTAACCGTCTGCTTATTACAACAATTGTTTCCCGGGCAGCCTTTTCATCGATGCAAGGTACAAAGAACGAAGTGCCGCGCCGGAACTTAGACCAATCAATCTGATACGTCACCGTCTCGATTTTCATCTTTAGCTACGAAGGCGTCCATCTGTAAGAACTCAGCGGCTGATGCGTCAAACTTCAGCACCCGTACTGCGGGGGATACAACCTTCATGCCCTTGGACATTCGCTTGTTCACACCCTCTAAGTAAATTTTGGCGTTACCCAACTCTTTCAAGGTGGTCTTGTAATTGATTTGTTGTTTTACACAAAAATCTTTAAATTGCTTGGCCGCAATGAAGAGTTCTTTGGTATCTGGCTCGTAGCGTATGAGCAGCTCTCCACGGGGCTCAAGCATGGGCATAGACTGCAGGTTACTACGAGCATCAACCTCACCGTTTACAACTAAAGCATTAATAATATGGGCGTTAACAAACTCACCAAGGATTGTTACGGGTGTTGAGTTCGGTGCTTGGATTTCATGTCTCATGTCGCCGAGCATACCTTTGAGCCACTCGTACACAGCTTTCATGTCGTAGTTGTGCAGTTCTAGTTGGGACGCAATCAAACCACCGGCTATGTTGCAAGCCGACACGCCTGACCAGAAACGCTCCTTTTGGTTGAACTGAACTTCTCGGTCAAGCCGAGCCTGAATCTTGCGCACTAAGGCTATTGCTTCTTCTAAGTTGTTGACTAGCCATTGGATGTAGATTTCACCGGCATGCCCAAAGTTCTCGCGCAGTTGGTGGTCAAACATCTGCTTACCCTCTTGCACCTCAATAATGCCGTTGGGTTCAATCTTGTACTCAAGCAGACGCATGGACTCACCATCGGGCGTATTCTTTGCCACACCTAACTTCTCGTAGAAGCTGGCGTTTGCCGAGCACAAAGTCATACCCTGCCAGCTAGTGTTGTTTACACGCAACGTATTGGTCTGCCCATTCATTTTGTTTTTGCCTCGGCCTTGGCTGATGCTGTACGCCAAGTCAGAGAATTCCATACCACTAAGGTTGGTAATTTCGTCAATCGTATTGGGCAGGTTGTTCATTACGCCAAGCTGGTGCATCTTTGCGTTGAACGTATCCTTGTACATAGAAGTCAACCCTTTGGGTTCACCATACACACTGTTGCACATAAACAACGCTGTCGACTTACCTGAACCAGACTCAGGGTGAATCACGTTAATGATCGCACCTTCAAGACCTGTAAATTTCAACAGTGGTGAGCCAAATGCCGTGAGTGCGGCAAACGCATGGGGTTCGAGCCCCGGTCTAGCGTACATGTTGAACGCTTCTTTCCACTTCTCCATCGTGCCTTTGGTAATTAACTTTCCGGCAATATCTTTTGTAACGCTTGACGGCGGGCTATAAAACACTCCGTCTTTTGTGATCTCCCTATCGCCAAGGATGAACTTACTGTTCCCCTCTACCCAACCAAACTGAGTTCTCATGGTCTCTGCCTTTTTAATGTATTGCAAATTTTTAATAAAGAAAACAACATACCTTGCAAGCAATTCGTACTGTGACTTATGGGCTACAACTCCGTTGTGCGCCAACTGTTTTCGTAACTCATCAGGTGAAGAGATACCCATCGTAGGGATGCTGAACTCTCGAACACCGTCATGCGGTAAGTGCAAACGAAACAAAGCTATCTCCCCAAGCTCAGGGTCACGCATGCGCTTGACTACATATAAGTCATGCTCGTACACAAGTTTTGGCTCGGCTTCGTCATCTTCGCTTTCGGGGCGAATGTAAACACCACCCTTTTTGCCACGGAAGAACGGAAATGGGTACTCTGGTATATGCTGTATCTCAACCTCACCGTCTTTATCTTCAACGGCGTATTCGTTATCTTCTGCGTCGGCTTCTTCAATCTCAACACCGAGCATGATGGGCGATTTAATTTTGCCTCTATGGATGCAACCTTCACAACCTTGTGGGTTGAGCTTTGCAAATGTCGCGCAGTGGTGTGGGCCACCTTTGCTACGTAGGTTATTAACCTTGCTGTCAACTTGTACTGGGTCATACCCCTCATGCTTGTTCGACAGTTTATGTGCGGCCTTGTCTCCGTCTATGCAAAAAGCTGCAATCGAAAGAGCGGAGCGCCACAGTGGTTCCTCAATATCATTTTGATTTTCAAAGCAATGGTTAAGTTGAGCGCACCCGCCTTCACCCTTCATCATGATTGTCTTGAACCGCTTAACTTTATTACCCATGAGCGCTTCCATCATCGGGCTTATTGAGCGCGGTATGAAGTCGGGTACATCGTCTTTGGGTTCAGGCGCACCAAGCAAGTCTTTAACTTCTTGGTATGTCATGCGAGGCGTCAGTTCGTTTAGTACTGTTACCTCTTTGGGCTCTTCCTGTTTGAAATTGAATGTGCCGGGGATGCGCAGGACACGTGAAGCCTCAAAGACTGAGGAGTCTACAATTAACCCTTGCTCAACGCACAGTTCACGAAGCCGATTGGCTAGTGGCTCCCACTCTCGGCGAGACACTGTTTCTTCTAGTAGCCAGTACGCATGTATGCCGTAACCGGAACTTACTAGTATTGGCCTTGGTAAGCCGACTGCAACGCAGAACTTCTTGAACTCATCGAGTCCAGTTTGCTGATCGAGATAGCCTTTGATAATGCCGTTTTTGTCGGGTACACCTTTGGTTGGGCCACAATCAATGTCCATCCATAGAGCACGGAAGTATTTTGCATTTTCATGGGTGCGGTTGTCTAACGAACCAAACTTGGCGCATCCAAAGAATACGTCAATCTTACGTTTAACAAATCGCTGCGCTAGCTCTTCAACCTCTTCCTTAGTATCTACAAAATGCTGGTCAGGATACTTGCCAATCCCTATCACACAGTAGCGCCCTTCCGGTGGCAGTACCGTGTCAAGTAGATCAAAAGTTGACATGTTTTTTATTTCTGTTGTTGGGCTTGGGTATAGATGATGTAGTCGCTAATCGCTTGAGCGTAGCTGGAATGGGGGACAGAGTCCCCCTTAAACCAATTGTAGATAGTCATACGAGTCACCCCGAAGAACTCTGCAACTTCGCTAACGCTAACGTTGGCGCGGATACATATACGACCCAAGGCCACACCCAGAGACTTGATGTTTGCTTTTTTATTTGCGTACACCAAGCTCTGGCTATAACCATAAGACATACTTAATCCTCGTCACTCCAAGCCTTCACCACAGAGTCAAGGTCTTTCTTGACAGTAGGCTTTGGCTCGGCTTTAGCAGGGCGCTTGACCGGCTCTTCAATGGGTGATTCCACTTTGGGAGCGGCGGCTTTGGGTGCTTCTAACTTAGCGGCTTTACCTGCCATGTCAGCTTGGTATGGTGTCATAACGACCATCTTCAGCACTTCAGGCTTCTTAGCTACTTCGCTAGTCACAGCGTACTGCGCTTTGTTAATGTAGCCAGTCGGCGTAAACAATACGGACTGGTTGTCGTTCTCTTCGTTAAAGCTGATCTGCGTAATAACGTAGTCCAAGCTCTTGCCATTGTTAGACAAATACTTAGAGTAGTTTTCAAACGTGTGCGTGTTTTCACCAGCACCATCGCCGAACAATGACTTGGATGCCAAGTTCATTTGATAGACCTCACCTTGCAATGAAGTACCAAAGTCTTCTTCCAACACAAGCGCGATACGGCGCGAGTAACGGCAAGACTTAGAGTTGCCCATACCTGAACCTTTGATGTTCTGTTGGCAGTTGTCGCAACGCTCAGCTTGTGGGTTAGCCGCACTCGCATCGGGTGTACGTCCGTCGTTAGAAAAGCAATCGGGCGCAGTCGGCTCGGCATCGGGGCTCCATGACTTTGCGTAGAAGATACGACCAACATGTGGTGAAGCATTAACAATGATAGCGTTTAGGCTACCCTTGATCTTGCCCATCTCTTCGCCGCCGACTGTCTTACGGAAGATTCCGTTTTTGGGCACGATGCGTTTAACGCCAGACTTACCGGCGAGTTGTTTTGTAAGCTCACTAACACCTGCGGTTTGCAGAAAGTCGGGGAGGTCTTGATTGATAATGGTGAGGTTACTCATCTCATTTTTCCTTTGAACGTCTAACAACCACGGAATAAGAATTCTCCACATTGAGACCAAGTGGTAGAACTGTGGGATTCTCAGAGAGGAAATCCTTCATATTGGTTTGATGAAGTCTCTTCTCTAACAGGCCAAATGCACCGTGCTCCTCTATGAAGTCGTACATTGAATCCCAATCGTTCGTCCAGTACCGTGACTTTACCGATCGAATGATTGTGCCGTGTGGGGTGCGAATGCTGTCGGCATTCATGTCTTTGCATACATCGAGCATCTGTGCTTCTAACACTTCCATTTGCTCTTTGAGGTCTGTGTCTTCAGCTTCAAACATGCGCTTGTTGTCGGCACGCTTGTCCCTGATTTTGATATAGATTGTGGTCAGCTTGTCCAAATCCATGGGGGTGACTCTATCCTTGACTTCTTCGTCCATCTGATTCTCCTAATGGTTAAATGTGTAGCGGTGGCAGTTCACATAAAGCAGTGTGCTTCAAAACATAAGAAAGGACTTATAACGGCGCTAACCCGTTACCCACCACTGCTACACAAATACAAGTGTACTCTAACTTTTTACATTGTCAAGAGTTTCCGAAGAAATTTCTTGCTTGTACAGATCAATTACTTTCTGATGATTGTTAAGGTTGCCTTGAAGCATCGTGTACATCTTGGCTTCAATGGGACTGCCCTTGATATGTACCACAGTCATGTTGTTGACTTGCCCGGGGCGGTCGATACGTGCGTTGGCTTGCAAGTACGTCTCAACACTTGTGCATGGAGCATACCAAATGATTGTGTTAGCGGCGGTTAGTGTTAACCCGTGTGACGCCGCCTTCGGTTGAATGATTAATACTTTTGGCTCAGTCTGTTCTTGAAATTTCTTGACAATGTCTGATCTTTTGTTTACAGAAACCGAGCCGTTAATTACTTCGCACGTAATGTTGTTCTTTGACAAGTGCTTTTCAAGCAACTCGATGGTGTGCGTAAACGGAACGAACACAAGCACCTTGTGGCTTGACTCTTCAATCACTTCTTGAACCACGTTGAGCCTACTGCTTACATCAAACTCAACTACTTCGCCCGTATCCGTATACACCGCACCTCCAGCTATTTGCAGAAGTTTGTTAATTTGTACGGCAGCGTTAACGGCAGATACTTCTTCTCCAGCAGCCTCAATGAGCATCTGCTTCTTTAGTATGTTGTAGAACTTAATCTGCTGCGGTGTGAGTGGTGCATCTCGCTCAACAAACGTAACGGGCGGCAGATCGAGGCAGTCGGCTTTCTCAAACCGGATTGCGGGTTGCAATGCCTTATGCACAATTAACTCTGCAGTCGGTTTTGGTATCCACTTGTACATAGTGAGCTTCATCATCACTGTGTCTCGAAACTGACCAAAGAAAGGTGATACTTGTGTTGGGTTCACAAGCTTTGCCAATCCGTAAGCATCCACAGGCGACTGAGCGGCAGGCGTACCAGTCAACATCCACAGACCCTTGATAACTTTTGTTAGGTCTCGTAAGTCTTTCCAACGCTCTGTCTGCGCGTTCTTGTAGGCTGATGCTTCATCTACAACAATAAGGTCAAACCCACCTTCCATAATTTCTTTCTTCACAATACCAACGCCATCAAAGTTGATGACAACAAACTCAGCACCAGCTTGCACAATTTCTTTGCGCTTACGTGCGGCTCCATAAGCAACTGCTACGGTTCTGTGGATTGCAAATTTAAATAAATCATTTTGCCAAGCCGACTTCATAATCGACAAGGGGCAGATCACTAACACTCGCTTCACTAACCCAATGGTCATGAGGTAATCAACTGCCCAAATTACTGATGCTGTCTTACCTGTACCCTGCTCATTGAAGCAGAACGCCCTACGGTTTGTTGTAAGAAATTCTGCTGTTGTCTTCTGATGTTCAAATGGTGTGAACCCCGGCGGACGAGGCCACGTGTACTCTGATAGGTTCATTTTTTCTTGCGTTCTTTTGCGCTTGTTTCTGATACGACCTTATGGTTTGAGCCTCGCTTGAATGAGCGATTGGCTGAAGGCGTTTGAAGTTTGACTCCGGTTTTGTTGGAGCCACCTTTAGATAGTGCTTTGATATGAGCAACATCTTTGCCTTCGCGGACGTCAGCGCGTCCGTCTTTGTTGTTGTCGGCACTCTTCTTATCGATTGTCTCTCGTGCTCGTTGACGTTCAAGCCGTTCATCAGCTTCTCCTCTCGTGATTTGTTGTTGATATTCTTTTTTATAAGGGCGGGGTTTGTTTACGTAAGGCATGTTAATTCCTAAACTTTGTGAAATTTTTCCATGGGTATGTAAATGCACTCTTCAATGTCTTTAGAGTCGCCTCGGTCATACCGACCACCTTGGCTTGGTTTGTACGATTTTCCCAAACTTACGGCAAATATGCCATCAGTAAACCTAACTATTAAGACAAATGGTATTTCGTATTGCTCTGCTATGGCTAAGCCGTTGCGCCACTTGTTTGCACTGAGCATGTACGTAGGGTACTTGTCACTTGCGTTTTTACGGGTCTTGATCTCAACTGCCGCCGCAGGCTTGCCATCTTTGTAGCAAATGAACCCATCAATGTTTCCAAGCGTGTCGGTCTGCACAAAGTCGCAATCTAAAGTATCCATTAGGTAGGCGTGAACTTCCCCTTCACGCATCCTGTCTTGGGCTGTCTCGTAGATTGGGCGCATGTTAGTTCCTGTTGTACTCACATTGTTTCACTGAGCAAAACTTGCACAGTGGGCCTTGAATGGGATTCCATACTCCGTTTTCTAATGCCGCTTCAATTCTTGCAACATCTCGAGAGGGGGCTTCTATGTACTTGGGAACCATCTCGGCGTGGTGTTCAGCCTTCACAAACTCTTTGCTCACCACGAAAAGGAGAGCAGACCTCACCCTCCGGATTTCCGGAAACTTCGCGAATAGGCCACAGGCCACGAGATCGAGTTGCTTCACATCCGCATATCTCGCACTCTTGCTTGTCTTGTAGTCGACCGAGTGAGCCGTCCCAGTCTCCCGATTGATAACCACCAAATCGGCTATCCCATGCCACCACACATTGGGTGCATCGAAATCGCAACTTTCTAAATCCTTTGTCAACCCAAGTTTCACTTCGCATAACTTATCTCCGGGGATGTTTTTTAAGACGTCTAGGGTAGCTTGCATATACGCAAACTGTTCAGGGATCGGTATCCCATCACGTATATATTCTTCTGCTACAGTATGCGCAGTCTTGCCATACAGTGTTGCCTGTGTGTCAGGTTCAACAACGTCCCTAGCTATCTTGGTGTGGTAATACTTTTTAGGGCACTGTTGAAATGTTTTCAGGCTACTGAATGACCAAACAATACTCATGGTTTACTCTTTTTCTTTAATTGCGTCTGCTAGGTATGTAATCGCAGTAGCAATGTTGTCAAGGGAGTATGCAATCCCGTCTAAGGAATCCCTTACTTGCGCCATACCTTCAAACGACTTTAGCCCGTGCGCTTCTATTGCCCCCATCGGAGTAGTTGCGTTGCCGTTACCCAACATAGAGGCGGCTCTTAAAATTGCGGATGCAATTGCTTCTTCATCTAATATCATTTTAGTTCCTTTCATTACTCTTCCCAATCCCAAATGTCGTTAGGCCAAACTAGCACAGGTGTTTGCGCACCTAAGTAGCCGCCTTCAATGTTGTATTCAATAAACTCACGTGCGTCTTCGTGCGACATGCCATCACGCTTCATGAGAATATCCCGTATTTTCTCCGCGTCATATACTAATACAGATACGTGAGTACTGTCACGCCAAATGTAGGCTGGCCCAATAATCGCCTCATCGTACCCGTCGTACTTAATCATGTGTTCTTCTCCTTAAGTTTGGCTTCAATGGCATTTGCAAAATCTACCCAAAAAGAATCTTCTCTTGAAGTCGCGTTATGTAAGTTGGAGTAAACAAAACTTTGCTCATCCCTAGTCAGCTCAACCCAAGGTCTTAGAGTCTTTTGAATTTCAGCTTGAGCCGCCATACCATCTTCAAAACCTTGCGCATACACTTCGTTGTCGGCATCGACCAACTGCTTGATAAGGTTTAAGCTTTCCTCGCATACTTTTGTAAGGCTTTCCACAGCAATAGCACGTTTGATAATCATACAGGTGCGTCCTCATGGTTGTCGGGGTTGAACTTGGGCACATGAGTGTCCTTGTCCTTGGGGTTAGGGAATGGCGGGAAAGGCCACGTCATGCTTTAGCCTTTGGTTTAGCTTTGGTCTTCATGAAGTCAATATCGGGTTGCTCTTTACGAAGCTCCGCATACTCTAACTGCACGCGCTGTGCGTTAATAATTTTGCCCGCCGTGTTGTTCATTTCAGTAGCAATTTTTACGTCTACTGCGCCTGTCTTTAAGCCCTCATAAAGAGCGGCTAATTCTGTAGTTAATTCACTGATGTGTTGCATTTTTTAATCTCCAATACTTTGCGTTTGATAAAAAGTTTTAGTCGTATTGCCTCCAATAATTCAGACGGCAAATGTTTTCCATACGAACGTCGTAGGTATGAGTCCGGTGCTCTAGCTATTAGCTTTTTGGTTCTTTCTGAAAATATTTCGGGGTGCGCTTTGCGATATTCTGCTCTTCGCGCATTTATATTTTCTTTGTTGTTTTGGTTATATTCTTTTTTCCATGCGGCTATCCTTTCTTTGTTTGCTTCTCTGTACTCTTTCTCATGCTCTTTATTGGCTTCATGCCAAGCTTTACTTTTTGCTCTTTCGCGCTCTATGTTGGCGTAATAGCGTTCCTTTCGTTTTTTGTTGAGCTCTTCTTTATTTGCGCCATAGTATTTTTTAGTGCGTTTAAGCACGTGATCCCAATTGGCTTTTTCCCACGCTTTCCGATATTCACGTAAATATTCCTTGTTGGCATCCTCCCAAGCTTTGTTTTGTGCTCTTATCTTTTCCTTGTTTGATTGTCGATACGCTTTGCGTTTGGGTGCTTGTATTTCTTTGGTTGCCAAGTAGTAAGCCTTTCTATACTCTCGCTCTGCTTCAATCTCAGCTTCACTTCTAGCTTCTCGTTTGGCTTTTACTTTTTCTTTATTGGCTTCGGCGTAGGCTTTCTGCCTTGCCTTGATTGTTTCCCTATTGGCTTCTATGTAAGCTCTACGTTTTTCTTTTAATGCTTCTTTATTAGCCTCTCGGTACGCCTTGTTCTTAGCGGCTTGAATTGCTTTCTTTTCCTCGTCTGTCATCAGCAGTCTCCATAGCTTGCTCCTGCTCCCGCTTCGCAGTTAAGAGGTAACTCCATGCCCCACGATGGTCGTGTGCGCATGCACATCTCAACGTACTCTTTGGCTGTTTCAACTTGTTCAGTCGGCACAATACAGGCAATGGCATCATGCACAGTCATTACAACTCGGTACTTCTTCGCAACCATGAGCATCTGCTCGCCGATCACGATACGGGCTAACGCTTGGCACACGTTCTCAATAACTTTGCCGCCGTAGATGCGTGTCGGGATGATTGCTTTGCCTTTCTTGGTGTCGTATACAAGTTCGACTTCGCCGTCATCGTCTTGGAGCTTACGTAGGTTAGGGTAACGCAAGTACAAGGTGTTAGGCAGTAGGATGCCTTTATCGCCCTCGACTTTTAAAATATCGCCTCGACCTAGCGTGGTGTGCTGTTTCTGTAGTATGGACTTTAGGGCTGACGCCGCAGACTTCCATAGCTCAACAATCTTCGGATACGTTGCGCGGTACGTGTCGATAATCCGTGTTGCTTCGACCAATGTAATCTCCACTCCAAAGTTTTTGAGTTGCGCTTGGAACTTCTTCGCACCCATGCCGTACCCACAACCAAGGATAGTGGTCTTACCAACGAATCTCTCGTCCTTCGTAATCTCCGTGACGTCCTTGCCATAGATAGCAGATGCCATGATTTTGTATACATCTTCGCCCCGATCAAATGCGTCTACCAAGTCGTCTTGTTCCGCAAGCCATGCTAGCGTACGGGCTTCAATTTGTGATGAATCTGAATCAATCATCATGTATCCGTCCGGGGGAATGATTGCTTTTTTTAAAGCTGAGTTCCTTGGTAGGTTTTGCAGATTTAATTTATCGTCACCGCCCCATCTTCCGGTGTGTGCCGCATAGTAGCGTAGTGGTACAGGTAATGAGCCACGCTGGGCGATACCAAGAAACCTTTCAGTCCTTGTCTCTTCTATCGTAGACTTAGTGCCTAATCTTGCTGCCACTAACATTTGTACTACGGGACTATCGTGCTCAAGCAATGCTTTGAACTTTTCGTCTGTCTTAGAGAAAGCGTAAGTTTCTTTTCCCGTAGTTGGGCTAATCTTCATTGGCGGTACAGCACCGGCGGCTTGTAGCATAATGGCGAACTTTTGATTACTCATCAAGTCCCCTTTCTCGTATACGCCTAGCGCTTTTGCTTTTAAGTCCTTTACAGAATCCAAGTGCTCATCTAATATATCTCCATCTAGGCGCAACACTGGCTCTGTGAACATGCGCACAGTCAAATCAATCAGGCGCAACTCAATCTTTGGGAAGCCTTTGCTCATCTGCCCAAACAATTCCCACGTAAGGGTAACGTCGTTCTTACAGTAGTCACCATAGCGTTCTAACTGCGCGGGGCTGAAGTCGGCACGATGTAAACCTAATGCGTTCTCAACCTCTATGCCCTTCTCACCTAACGCGTAATGTTGAGCCAGAACCTTAAGGCTTCCGCCTACCTCCGTACCATGTAGCGCTCTGCCCATAGACAAAGTATCAAGCCAACCTTTGGGGCTGAGTCCGTAGACCCACTTCAAAATCGCTCCGTCGAACGGGGCGTTGTGGGCTAGCGCCAAACTGTTAGCCCAATCATATCGGGTAAGGAACTGGTGCATGGCTTCACCATCGCCGCTAAA